TTGTTGCTGTCTGCGCTGCGCTACCAGCTGTTCCAGCACTTCCGGCCGCTGCCTCTGCACTGGCACTGGCTGCACTCTGCGCTGCGGTCGCTGTCTTAGCCGCTTCTACCGCAGCTTCACCCTGCTTCTGCCACTCTGCTTCATTTTTCAGCCTAGCCGATTCATTTTCCTGGCGGATCTTTTCTGCTTCCACTCTGCTACTTTCCGCAGCATCCATTGATTCAGTCTTCTGGTCAATCCGTTTTTCCAGTTTTTCAAGTTCGGACAGCGCCATTTCCGCACCATCCGGAGTATTTATGGTATCTCCAACATACAGGTATCCCTGATTTGTTGCCCACTTCACGGTTCCGAAATCATCTGATCCCCGAAGTGCAATAAATACCGTTCCCACCTGCTTCACGCTGGCAGCACTCACGGTCCATGTCAATATCACATGCTCATCTGTTATTTCTTTTTCAAGTACATCAGTATCCTTAGTTTCCTTTCCGTATCTCAGATCAATACGAAAATCCAGGTTAGATATGTCAATACCGCCTACAGTGAGGCGGTTGATCTTAAACTGTCTGGTTTCTGAATTGTTATCGAACTGTGTCCCTATCTGTCTTTCTGCTACCGGGATCACCAATTCTCTTCCCCGTACAGTTATCATATCTTCCGCCCCCTTTCAGTTACTCCTTGTATCTTGCGCTTTCTTCAATCTCAATCGCATATTCACGCTGAGCTTCTGCATTTTCCAGAACCTCTACAACAGATTCCGGAAGTTCTGTTGGTACTCCACGCTTAATCAGATAAGACTTTCCGTTTACTGCAACAAAAACATCTGCACGATCCTTATCTGCACTTCCCAACGGGATCTTGAATCTGATCAGCTTCTCTCCCTTTTTCTGTGGCTCTGCATCCTGCTTTACTACTGCATCCTCTACCGCAGCCTGTTCTACTACTGCATCCTCTACCTTTGCAGTTCTTCCCATGTTTTTAAACCTCCTTAGTTCGCTTCTCCATCGCTAAATGTAGATGCTGTCTCAATACGGATCATATAAGCCTCTGTTAAGATTTCAGTTACTTTGAGCGCCTTCCAGCCCACAGTAGCTCTCTGATCCAGCGGATCACCTGTTCCGGCACTTCCCAGCTGTTTAATAATGGTCTTTAAACCACCACCTTCAATCTTGGTAGTCGCATATGCATTTGCACCAAAGATTAAAGTTCCATACACATCAATCTTTGTAGTGTCAGATGTGCTTTTTGCAGCTCCAGCCTTAGCCCAGATTTTAGCTTCAGTGGTTTCAACAAATCTAGCGCCCTCAATCTCTCCAATCTCCCCGTTATAAATTCTTTCTGGATTTTTGTACTTAACCGCATCGATCCAGCGCGCATCTTCTGTAAGATCGTAGGAGCAGTCTGGATGTACGATTCCGTAGTAATATCCGTTAATTTTCTTTGCGTTCTGCTTTTTGAGGAATCGAACTGCCTTTTTAACAGCCTTAACTGTCAGTTTCATTTCAGGAGTTAAAGCCGCTCTGGAGGTAACCTGCCCCTCTGCATACTGCACATTAGTTCCAGCTGCCAGTACTTCTCTCGAAATTGTATCCAGGGTTCTGCCTGCCTGAGATCCAATTAAGGTGGTTGCTTCAACAATGTTATTATCGATCGCTGTTAAGATCAGTAAATCTGACAGCTCAATGAAATCACCATACTGCTTTACCGTTGCCTCGATCTTGGTAACGTTCATCTCTTTACCGGTCGGTGTTACGCCTTCGGTCAATGGTGTCATTGCTTTCGGCAGCTGATCATACTTACGGAACTCAATGGTCTTACCACCATTTTTTGGAATGTTTCTTGTCTGTGCCCACTGATCATGCACAAGTTCCGGTTCTGCATTCTCGATCAGATTGCGATCATAAAATGTCTTCATTTCTACAGACATACCCGCTGCTGTAGTTGTATTCGCCGGTGCGTCAAATAATCTAAGATTCATGTAAATAATAGTCTTTTTCATGCTTTTTCCTTTCTACATCGTAATGGTCTCCCCTCTGGCTGCGCGCTCCATGACTTTGCGGAACTCTTCATGTGATAAATCCCATGCACTCACTTTCGTTCCATTTGCGCTACCGGCACCCACACCATTTTCGGACGGTCTGCCATTGCCAGATCGGATTGAATCCGCAACTTTTTTCTTCGTATCTCTCTCTGTCTGGGCCATTAACCCTTGTGTAATCTCGTTAAAATGAACTGCTTTATAAGCGTTTTCGACTTCCACTCCGGCACCCAACAGCCTGGTAAAAGTCTCATTCTCACATTCTTTTGCCATATCAAATTCTGGGAAATGCTGCTTACAAAGCTCAGCCTCTCGGTCCCATCTGGCATAGATATCATCCCTCTGCCTAATCTGCTGCGCTCTCTGGGCGCTTTCAACCAGCTGTCTATTCTGAGCCTCTGTCTTTCTCATTCTTTTCAGCTGTTCAACAGTCATGTTTTCTTTAAGAGCCTGCTCTTCCCAGAAAGATTCATCATTGTCGATGGCTTCCATGATCTTTGCTACATTTCCGTCTTCGATTCCGTATCTTTCAGACAGCAATGACATCAAAGGCGTATATGAATCAAGCTGTTCATGCAGCCGTTGCTCATCCTTAAATCTTCGGTCGATATGGCTTTTTACGTCTTTACCATACAGATCACGATACTTTTCCTTGAATTTTTCATAACCTGCCTGCCGCTCTTCCGGTGTTTCTTCCAGTTCCTGGCCTTCCTCTGCCCCAGCGCTTCCAGTGGTGTTCTGGACATTTTCTCCCGTTTGGTCTGCTGCTGGTGCTGCCGCACCGGCTCCACCGCCTTCACCTTCAAAAAGTCTTAAGTTCATTTCGATGATTCTCTTCATTTTGCTCCTCTCAGCAGTCTTTCCTGCGTGTCCAAAATTCAGCGGTCTTTCCCGCGCGTTCTGTTTTCATGGTATCACATTCATTTTTTCTTCTCTACCACCCCAGATTTTGCGTTCATATGGACAAATTCCGGGTAAGATTTGCTTAATGTTTCATACCCTCTCTGTATGGTATAAACCATCGCGTTCAAACGCTTCTGTGCTTTCTTCTTGACCAATACACGAATGTCTATCAATCCCTCTTTGATCTGCAAGTCCTGTATCACTACTGCTTTCTCTTCTCCCAGGTCGATCATACACTGCGCTGCCGTCTGTCCAATGGCAGATACTGCAGCACAAACAATATCATGTCCTTCCGGAAGTCCCATAGCGCATCCGTATCCGGCATGACCTTCCACCTTCAAACGGAAGTATCCTGGCACGTTTTCAAATGTAATCTCTGTCACTGGTTTACCTCCGTTGCTGTAGCTGCCTTTTCCCTGGCCTTTCCTGCCTGGCTGGTATCTGTATTCACTGCCTGTCCTAAAGAATTTGTCTTTATGCTATTTCCCTGGTTTACATTCACATCTGTCATAGCCATCTGGTTGTTTCCAATCAATCCATTAACAGCCTGGATCAGATCCGGTCTATTTGTCATTTCAGCAACCATCGGTGCAAGCTGCGCTAATATCTGCTGCAACTGCTGGATCTCCTGATACATGGTGCCATTCTCTGATATCTTTTTAATCACTTCTTCTCTACGATCAAAATCCATCATAGATACTACCGCAAGGGCCTGATCCGCAAGCTGAGGATTAAACAGTCCCATACCAAAGAGTTCTTTTGCCAGTTCGTTGTTTGCGATCCTGCTATACGGGCTTGCCTTCTGTGCTGATATTTTGACATCAAACACTGGTCTTCTGGTCAATATTTCCCCGTCCATCATTGTTGCTGTCTGTTCCTGTAATTCGCTCTTATCCATCATCACATACTGTGCATCACCATTCGACTGAGTGATCCGATAGCAACGAGGCAGATCATAAAACTGCCTGATAAGCTCAATAATCAGTGTCACAACCTCTGCATGTGCGGTGTAGCTAGTTTTGATCATATCCCGGCTCAGTTTACTTCCTGCTTCCTGCAATGCTGCGATAGCTGAAGCCGCAGTTACTCCCGATGCTGTGGATCCCTGAGAAAAATCCCGGTTTCCGCTTGTTTCTTTCAGCTCATCCACTTTGAGTGTTCGCATGTTGATAACATATTCCGGTAGCTGTGGCGGCTGGA